TTAAGTGACCGAACTGGGCCTTGAAATGTAGTTGTAGCCATAAAAATCCTCGTGTAGTAGCACTTCTCATACCGTCTCTACTACGTCTGCCAAGTCAGTCGGTATGAGTGTTTATCTTGGGGTAATTGCTTTTTATCAGTTTTTTGTGTATGCGTCAATGTTGTTTGTGGCATTTATCATCTTCTGTCTAACCTCAGGATCTTTCCATTTTGCCTTTAGCTCTATCGACTTTTTCTCCCCACGCACTACCGCCCCACACATAGGACAACCCCTTCCTTTACGGAACTGTGCGGAGTATTGAGAAAACACTCCATGTTTAGGGCACGCACACCCTGTTATGCGGTTCAATGCGCCGGTATACACCGCATTAGTGAAATCATATCTTTGTTGGACTTCTAATGGGAACTTAGCTATTACGGTGCCTACCATATTTGTTTCCTGCTTTTTTGCATTCTTAAGCATAGTCTCACGCACCTTACGTAAACCTTGTTCAGTATATACTCTCGGGGCTTTAGCTACCCCTCGTTGGGCGTCGCCTATTTTCTTGCGGGTGGCCTCTGATACTGTCCGCCCATAGCGGTAGTGGTTTTCACCCGCCATTTTACCCACCCGGCTGGCACTAATTTTCAATTTGGTTTCAGTAGTATGTGGCTTACCATACCGGGGGTGATTTTCGGGGGCTTTTGCGTAATATTTTTTCAGGGATGTAGATATAGCCGCACGCTCTGTATCGGATACTGTGCTCCCAAAACTGGGGTGCTTTTCTTTTGGTACACCCCGCATAGGCGCGTCGGAGTACCGGCTTTTGTTGTAGCAATATGGTTTCCCTGCATGTGCAGCCAACCACAAGTCCTCTGTAGCTTGTAAAGATTCCCCATCAGGGATATGCGCAACCACAACAAAGGCAAACCCGTCTTCCCCGTACTTATTCCATGAGGCTTGGAGGTGTTTGCTGTGGTGGACACCCTTACGGAGTCTTTGTCGGTGGTTTCGGAAACGTACTTTTTTATTCGTAGTGCTGCCAACATAGAATTTATTGTTCGCTAAATTGATAATCTTGTATATAACATGTTCCATAAACACCTCCGGTATAAAGACAAGTACAACGTAAAGTACCATATGGAACCGAAACATACAACACAAACAAAAAAGGGAGCCGAAGCTCCCCTTTAAGTTACTGATTTTACTAACTTTTACTGATTATGCACCTTGTGAACCGTACATACCGAGCGGGTCGCTCCAACCAAACGAATACCGTTCTCTCGCCTTGTACCGAACGTTACCGGTATCAAAGTCTCCGTCCATAGAATTAGCCATCGGGGTACGAACAAAATGCTTCATACCATTAGGCACGTCTGTGGTCAGGAACCAAGCATCGGTGTCTGTCAGGAAGTGGTTAACGGTGTATCCTTCAGGGATTGAACCGTTATTCTTCAGGGCATTGATGTCGTTGTCGGCAGTGCCGGTACGCAGCTCAGTTTCAAGTAAACGAGTAGCCACAAACATCAAGGACGGTGGGACAACCAGCTTACGCGGCTTGGCGGCAATCAACAGTCCACGTTCGTCAGTCCAAGCAGCGATCTGGATAACGGCGGCTTCAAGCGAAGTCTCGTTCAAATCAGCAGCGGTGGCGGGGATGTTGGAGTTAACACCACCAGATACCGTCGGATGCGAAGCACTAAACAGAGGTACACCGTCGCCACCATTGTAGCTAGATGAAAAACCATTGTTCAGCACCGAAGCAGCTTTGGTCTGTTTGGTGTATGCCATAGCCCGAGCCAGCGCCTTGGTGTACCGGGACGACAGTGAGTCGTACAAGTTGTCCTCAATGGCCTCTTCGGTCAGTGAGAATCCAAGAGCAATTGTCTCGTGGTTGTAACGGGCAGTGAACACTTCCTGCGCGTTGTCGTAGGCTATCGCACTGCCTTCGTTCTTCACCGGAGCGGCGGAGAAGCCTGACAGTTTGGTTTCCTCTTCAAACGAACGTTCGGAAGACTCAGTTTCAAAAATCTCCTTGTGCTCTTCACCGTATCGGGCATATTCCAGACCGAAAAGGGCGTTAAGTCCCGGGAGCAGTTCTTTAAGTAATTGTGCGCGTGAAATTGCCATCTATATTCTCCTTAAACGCCCAGTGGGTTAAGATACTGATGACCACCAGCAAACACTTGACCGGTCACATTAGGCGCATTCCACTTAACAATAACTTCAGTGTACGAACCCGGATAACCAGCAATAGCAGTTTCTGGAACAACATCAATAATACGGATTGGGAACGTTGCCGTGGTGCCAGTACCATCATCAATAGCAACAGCCGAGTTACCCGTGAGGGTTGAGCCTGCGTTCTGAACCAGAACAGCGTTATTACCTACAGCAGTGCGGTTAACGTAACCAATTGTCGTAGTCGCAGAAACAACCGCAACCTTATACAGTGCATCTGGATCGTCTGACACATAAGCTGTAATGTCGCCAGCAACCGTATCAGCAGTATAAAACTGACGGAAAGTCAGGCCATACTGGGAGTCTGTAAAGGTGCAACCAAGAAAAACACCCACTGGGGTAGCAGCGTCAGTACCAACGTCTTTCTGCAAAAGACCACTTGAATCCAGTTTAACAACGTCGCCATAATAAATAGCGGTGTCATTGCCTGAACCAATAGGAATTTGGCGAGTAGCGCCAGCAAAAACCTGCCCACCGATCAAATTGATCGGTCTTAGCCCGTAAGGGGCCGTAACGGACGGATATGCCATAATTAACTTCTCCTAAAATGTTTAAGTTTATTTACCTTTTCCGAATGACGTTGTGGACTTACCTTCTCTAAAGAGGGGCATCCTCGGGTCATTCTCTCTCATAAAGTTGTTGTTCACAGATTCAATCTGGTCACGGTTCTTAGTCTCATAATAAGACTTTCTCTGAGCCATGAACTCTTCAGGAATTTTGCAAAGCAACAAACCTGCGACCTCAATGTTGTCTTTAAACCGACTATTGGGGTCAATCATCATTTTAAACTGTGGTTGTTCCTCAATCCTTACAGGTTCCCAACCTTCTCGTAACTTAGCAGACAAGTTCGGCTGATCAGGTTTACCTTGGATTGATACTCTAACCCACCTATACGTGTACCCCGGCTGCTTGTCTGGTTCCGGCAAAGATGACGCCGGTTGCCAAGATTTAGGTCGCTCAAGGGCGGTACGGGTTTCCAGTTCGCGTGCAAGATCATTTCTAGCCATGTTATTTCTCCGTATTCAGTTTTTGTTGTTCCCGAGCGTACTGTTCGGGAGTTAAACCCAGCTTCTTCGCAAGAGTTACCTGCGATGCTGTAAGCCTCACCTTTTTGGAGGAGGTGCTTCTGGATGCCGGAGCAACCACTGTGGCAGGTCTGTTACTTTCTGTGCGGGTACCGGGCTTGCCGCCCCCGGTCTTCGTTTCTTCTTCAAACACTTCAGGAAACCGTTGTCTCATTGTTTTGTCAATGGAACTCCAGTATTCATCAGTACCGATATACTGCCCACCGTACTGAGTTGCTAATTTTTGGTGGACTCCCAGTGCCAATGCGGTCATATCTGCATGTTCTGGGCTACCCCACCACGTATTGCGCTTTTGCCACGCAGCCGTTTTTTGATCTATCTGTGGTCTTTGTACCACCTCTGGTGGGATATTTACACTATTATCTTCCTCTTGTAAAGGGGTAGGTTTAAAGTTCTTAACCTGCTCCATCCTGTACCCAGCGGAATTTAATTTCTCTTGTGCTTCTATCAGCAAGTCAGGGTTGCCCGCTTCATAGGCTTCCTTGTACTCCCTTTTTGCTGCACTTAGCTCAAGCTCTGTAGCCTGTCTATAGCTGTCTACAAGGGTTTGCTCTCCTCTAGACAACGTATTCTTTAATCTCTTATTCTCATCCGAGATTTTTCTGGCAAAGCTAACAGCCTCCTGCTGTTCCCTCTGGGCAGTTTCTTTCTCACGTCGCTCGTCATGCCAGACCTTTTTCATCTGTTTAAGGCGGGTTTTCACCTTATCAGAGTAGTCTTCCATCTCATCGGCTTCTAACTCCCGCACGATGTCCTCTGGCATGGGGGTTCGCCCACGGTCTGCCTCGGGGGTGTCATCTTCTACCTCAACTTCAGGTAGGTTATCCTCAACTTCAAACTCAAAGTCGTCTTTTTCTGGTTTAGTTACTGCGTTCATATGTGCCTCCTTTAGGCTCTGGATATACCGCGCGGATCTTCGACCACACCCTCAACAGAATCATCGTTGATAATCCTGAACTCCCGACCATGTATCTTCACACGGGTACCGGCATGTGGGCGCACAAGGACAAAATCGCCCTCATTACACCACGCACCACTGGGGAATCTTGACACGTCTTTATAGCAATCTGGCCCCATCTTTATCACAAACAGGACGGTAGTGAGTGCCTCCTCATACCGCATAGTTTCATTAGATTTAGCCAGCCCGCTTTCAAACTTGCCATCAACTTCAGGTATCCCGCATAAAATACGGTACCCCGACGGGTCTGGTAGCTGCTTCGCTTTTTGCTCTGCCGTTTCAGGCAGGACTGTTACATCCTCTATATTGTCGGGGTCTGTCCCGATTAATAACTCACTCATCATCTTTCTCCATGCGCTCTGCAAGTTCTGCAAGCATTGTGTTTGCTAATATCAAGCCCCGGTATATACCGCAGGAAAATTTGTACTCCCCGTGGTCTTTTGCCTTACCTAGCGCCATGTCATCAGATAACACTTTTTGTTCCTCCCGTATCTTGTTTGAGAGATACTTCAGAATGTCGGTATTCATTTATTCTCCTTCTGGTTTTAGTGGGGTTTGTTGTTGTTTACTACGTTCTTCGTTTGCAGACTCCCTAGCAATCTCTATGCCCATGCGTAACCCAGCTTCCTGCTGTTTTGCCGACAGGTTGGCCTTATCTGTAGCGATCTTAGCCCCAACTTGCATACCAGCAATACGCTCTTGCACCGCCAGCCGCTCCTCGCCCAGCTCTAACTCATCTTGTTTAGCCGCAGCGTCTGTTGCCATCTTCTGCTGCTTCATCTGCAACTCTTGCTGTTTTATCTGTACTTCCTGCTGTTTAATCTGCAACTCTTGTTGTTGCATTTGAACGATTGGATCTTGAGCGGTCTCCTGCGCCTGCTGTTGCGCAGCTTCTGCTTGGTTCTTCTGGAGTAACTGCTTGGCGGC